GACGACGCGATACTGTTCTGCGGCCGCTTCAACCAGGACGGCCGCCTGCTGCGCGAGTCCAAGCGCAACGCCAAGCACTACAAACTCCTTCACACCCGCAGCCACCGCGAATACAGCGAAGCCGTAGCCAAGGGCAACGCCGACTTCAAGGACCTGCCCGGCAAGCTCAAAGAGTCCCGCCGCCGGCGCGCGGCGATGCAGAAGGTCCGCAAGGCTCTGCGCGAGAACTTCGTCAGCAACTCGGACCTCGGCTCGAACATGTCGCTCGACCCGAACCAGTTCACCGAGTACACGCCGTACTTCTCCGGGCCGTATTTTAAACAGCAGTATATGGATTATTTTAAAGGGCATTCGCGTGCGTTTGAACAATGGTGCCATAATCCGATAGCGAAAAGAATAGTGGATCTCCTGGTGCAGTACGCGCTGGGCCGCGGCTTCCGGGTGAAGTGCAAGAACAAGAATCTGGATAAGGCGTGGGCGGCCTTCCAGTCCAAGAACAAGATCCAGTTCAAGATTCGGAAGTTCTGGGGCCGCGAGTACCTGATCTATGGCGAGAACTTCATCGACGTGCTGCGCTGGGTCAGCGTGGACCCGTCCACTATATGGGACATCATTTGCGAGGGCTATGACGAGTACATCGACGACGTGCTTTACTACCAGCAGATGTTCCAAACCGCAACCCAGATGTACGCCGGCATGGACGTTAAAGGCGTCAAGGGCTCGAAGCAGTCCGCCATCGGCCACTACATCGTCCGCCAGATCCCCTTCGACCAAATCATCCACATTAAGACCAACGTCACCAGCGGCGAGAAGCGCGGCCGAAGCGTTTATTACTCTATCCTCGGCTGGCTCAAGCGGCTCGTGGACCTATACAACGCGCAAGTCCTCGGTGAGCAGCTTCGCGCCTCTTTTGTCTGGGACGACACCATCCAGGGCGACTCCGCGGACGTTGCGGCGCACGCGGCCAAGTATTCCTATATCCCCGTCGCGCCTTCTATTTTCGTACATAACGAAGCTATCACCCGCAAGCCGCTCGCCCCGATGGCTGGCGTCACAGGAGGCTCCGGTGGAGAAATCGGCAACCAGATTCTCGCTTTAATAGCGACGAGCCAGGGATTTCCGAAGGACCATCTCAACGTCATCTCCTCCGGCGGCTCTCGTGCCACCGCCATAGTGGGCTCCGAGCCCTTCACCAAAGTGATCGAGGACCTGCAGGAGGACTTCTCCGACCTGCTCGACCGCATCATCGAGAAGTTCTGCGACCAGGCCGGCGCCGACTACAACCCCGAGGACTGGAAGAAGATCTTCCCCTCGGTGGCGAAGGACACGCTCGCGGACGTGCTTAAGAACCTTGCGATGCGCGAGGGCATGGGCTGGATCTCCAAGCGCCAGGCGGCGACGCAGGCGGCGGCCGAGTGCGACGACGACGAGTACGATTACGACAAGATGGTGAAGGAGCAGGCCGCAGACACCGCGGCCAACGACCCGCTCAACCTCCACACGCCCAAGCCTCCACCGGCCGGGCGGTTCGGTATGCAGCCCAAGCCGGGCGAAGATCCCGAAGCTGGCGGTGAGGACACAGAAAACCCTCTCCACGGCTCCGGGAAAGATAAGATCAAGAAGCAGCATAAAAATCTTTAACCCAAGGACGTAAAATGACCCCGAAAATAAAGATCGAAGGCCCGCTCTCTGCGGGCTCCAGCGTTTACCTGATGGAAGGCGGGAAAGCCTTCACCACCCACAAAGAGAAAGCAGCCAAAGCTTACCCGCAGCCGATGGGCCGACTGATAGTCGCGCCGGCGGCGGCCGGCAGCGGGCACCAGCCCGGGATCACGATCAAGCTGAACGCCTTCGCCGAAAGCGCCCTGTCCTCCCTCGAATGATCACCCAGCGCAAAGCCCTTGCCCGCATGGAGCAGCAGACGCGCATCGCGCAGCGCCGCCTTGAGGACGGCTACAACGCTATGCTCCTCAAGCTGTGGAAGGGCACGCTGACGGATATCCGCGCGACGATACTCGACACCTACCGGCAGGACTTCGGCCGAGGCACATGGGACCTGGTCGGGGCGCAGACGCGCGGCACGCTCTCGCGCATCAACGACCGAAACGCGGAAAGGCTTCTCCTGTTCAAGGCAGAGGCCACGCTCCTGATCGAGCGCAGCCTGGCGCATATCCACAACCAGGAGCGCCTCCGGGCTCTGTGGATGATAGACCAGACCACCCCGCAGAGCTTCATGCCGAAGGCGCCCCCGCGCAGCGTGCGCGAGGCGGATAACCCCCGCGATGCAAAGGCGACCTGGTCCGTGGCTCTCAACGCCTGGGTGGACAACTACCAGTCCCAGCTCGCCAACAACCTCCGCATGGAAGCGCTACACGAGGGCGACGTTCACGATGCCGCGGACGAGCCCGAGGCGACGCGCGTGGCCGGCTACGATCCCGCTTACAAGTTCAGCTCCATGTTCGCAGGCGAGTCCATTAAAGAAGAAGCGGACGCCCGCCGGGATATCTTCGACGGCAACGACGATGTGGTCGAGGAAGAGATCTGGGTCACGATGGAGGACGGGATTGTCTGCGAGATCTGCGCCGGCTACGATCAGAAGCCGCTCTCCGAGGTAGAGGACGATATCCCCGCGCATTACGTCTGCCGGTGTTATTCCCGCTTTGTTCCGAAAGCCTGGGCGGACATGATGCGCTCCGGGGATAGCGACGAGCGCGGCGTCGCGCAGGCGATGGACGACGCCGGCCTGGTCCCGGACAGCATGGCGATCCGGTCCCCCAAGACCGGGAAGATCATAGCGCGCGCCGTGATCAGCTTCGAAGACTGGCAGGCGGAGCGCGGGCAGAATATCGCCGGCGTGGCGGGGTTGCTATAATGGCCGACTTAAATATGTACTGCCCACGATGCGAAACACAAACGGGTCATACCTATATGGGAGAGAATATCTGCATTTGTTCTGGGTGTGGCGACAAGCACAGGGCGGTGGGAATTAAAAGGATAAAAGCAGATATTGAAGCGCGAAAGGCACAGGCAATAAAATCAATAGCGAACGGTACGAACCCGGCCCCAGATGAAACGATAATAGCCCAGCCCGAGACAGAGCTAGTAGTTATTGAAACAAAAAAACCCAAAGGAGAAACGGCAATGGTAAAAAGACTGACGGCGGAAGAAAAGACAGATATTATTAGGCGGCACGAGGCCGGCGAAACCAACGCGACGCTCGCAGCAGACTTTAAAGTGAGCGAAAACTGCATCTGGTACACCTGTAAGAAGGCTGGCAAGGTAAAAAAGCCGGGCAAGACGCACAAGCGGGAAGCTGGGCAAGACGCACAGGCGGGCGGTTTTAAAGCTGCAATACAGGCGATGATAGATAAAGCCGTGGAAGCGAAGCTCCAGCCCCTGGCGTTGCGGCTTTCGGACCTGGCAGGTGGAATTGATGCTCGAATAGAGGCCGCGCTGCACGAGATGGTGAAATAACATGGCAGAAAAAGATGTGCTTGCAGCAGTCGGTGGCGCTTCCGAAGAGCTGCTGCACAAGGCGACGGACAACCTGGATATCTGCCAGCGCTTCATGGCGCTGGTTTCCCTGTGCGCTCTCGAAGCAAACAAGCGCGGGGCCAGCATGGGCGGCGTGCAGATAGGCAGCATCGTGATGAACGGCCCGCGGCTGGTCGCGAAGGTGACGTTCTCGCGGCTCGTGATCCCCCGCTCGATCACGCTGGCGAACGGAGCCACCAAGCTGGTCGACTTCCTGCATGGCGAGGCCGAGGGCCTGTGGCTGTTCATCCAGAAGAACCCGGACTTTATCAAGTTCCTGGAGCAGCTCGTCACGATCATGACCGGCTACTGCAAGGACAAAGGGCTGGACTATGGCGAGGCTTCTTTCTCGCACGCCTTCATGGATAGCGAGGATAATATCGTGCTTGAAATAGACAGGGGGGCTTGACAATTATGAATCCGTCTGATAAAATAATAGCAGAAAAGAAAGAAGCGGAAAACGTAATCGATAAAGTGTATCCTGCGATTGTGGAAATGTTACAGCGGGCAGACAGCGGCGAGATAACGATCTACTTCCACGAGGGCAAGTTCAAGCGGGCGAAGAAGACAGTCACGGTGTAGCAGCCCTGGGGCCTCCGATAAAAAGGACCTCCGAGAAATCGGCGGTTCTTTTTTTTTATGTCTACAAAACCCGGCAACTGTCCCAAGCACCCCGACAAGCGCAAGCTCCGAGAAGTGAAAAGACACGGAGACGGAACGAAACTTAAACATGGCAAAAGCAAGAATTAAAGAATCCGCCCGGCTTTTAGAAGCCCTCCCCGACGGCAAGAGCGGGGAAAAAGTATTTAAGGTCGCTCTTATCTCCGTCGGACTCGGCAACCTCCGAGACAAAAACTACTACGGCCCCGAAGCTATCAAATCCGCCGCCATCGTATATGAAGGCAAGGATTGTTACATCAATCACCAGGATTCCGAAGAAGAAGAAACCCTCCCCGAGCGCGATATCCGGGACAAGGCGGGCTACTATAAAAATCTGGCTGTAGAAACTATCGACGGCGTTCAGACTTGCGTGGGAGAGTTGCACTGCGATCTTTCCGAGACCGGTAGATTTCTGGCAGAGAAAGTCCAATCCGCGCTGCATTATAAAACAGATTTCCCTAATAATGGCCGGCAATATTGCGGCTTCTCCGTTAATGGCGACGGGGATTTTGAGCCTCGCGACATAGATACCGATGCGGGTTCTATATCCGTAAGGTACGTCAACAGTTTTACCGAAGAAAGCGAGTCCTGCGACCTGGTGACCACACCGGCGCGGGGCGGGAAGGCCGTCTCGGTAATAAAAGAAAGTCAAGCAAACCCCAAGGAGAATGTGATGAAGAACGTAATCAAAGCGCTTAAGACGGCCTTCTCGAAAGTCACCGAGTCCGCCAAGAAAGCCACCGGCGACAATAAAACGCCGCTGCTGGAAGTTTCCAAAGCCCTGACCGAAGCCATTAAACTGGCGGAAGCCGAGGGCGAAGAGTCGGAAGAAGAAGCCCTGCCCGCTTTCCTCGCCAAGAAAGAAGGCGAATCCGTAGAGGATCATGTTGCCAGGCTGAAAGCTATCAAGAAAGAAGTGGACGCCATGATACCGGAAGAAATAGCTGAACCCAAGCCCGAAGAAGAAGCTCCCGCGCCCGCCGCGATGGAATCCAAGCGCCCGCTGACCGCTGATGACCTTGAGCGCAACATGCTCGCCGTCAAGTCCGTGATGCGCGAGTCCGGCCTGCCCGAGGACTGCTACCCGGACACCAAGATCACCAAGCTCGCGAAGATGTCCTTCAAGGAAGCGAAGGCCATCATCGAAGGCGACGCCCAGCTGGCCGCCTCGATCCTGCGCGAGTCCGGCGTAGAGCCGGTCGCTTCCCTTCGCCACACCGCGAAGACGAAAGAATCCACCGGCGGCCGCAAAGCTGCCTTCATCGAGTCGTTCCAGCAGGAGGGCAACTAACTCCGACCTCCCGGAGAAAGGAATATTATGACCAACTCACGCGACAACATAGTAAAAGCAGTCGGCTTCGACGTTAAGAAGCTCAACTACCCGCTCGCTGCGGACGGGTCTTTCGACTTCAACCAGGGCGACCTGCTGTTTTTCGACGCCAACATAGCGAAGGCGCTTGACAGCGACGCGCACGCCGCGCTCCTGATTGGCGTGGCCCTGCGGCCCTCCTTCCTGGCGCCGTACACCGCCCAGAACCTGTCGGGCGGCCCCGGCATCCAGAAGAACTACTACCAGGACGCGCTGGTGGGGATCGGCTGCATCGCCTCGTTCAAGACGACCGTGGGCGAAACCTACATAGACGGCGCTCCGCTCTATGCCGGCGCCGACGCGCAGACCGTGACGACCGTCGCGGGCGCCCATTCCGTGGGCGTAGTGAAGCTCAACAGCGGCGGCGACGCCGTTACCGGCGCGGCCGGAGTCGAAGTCCCAGTTCTGGTTATACCCCAGATCCCCATACAGTCCCTCTAATCGAGGAAAGGAATAAAACGCTATCATGGACAAAATCAACCTGAAAGAAACCGCCGCCGGCAGAACGGGCTCCAAGCTTCGCGAGTCCCATAACAAATCCTGGGAGAGGATGCAGGACCGGGTCCTCGAATCCCTCCGCGGGCAAATCCGCGCCGCTTACGGCGAGGACATGGACATCAAGGACGACGAGGTCAAGTCGATGCTCGACTTCACAGACCCCAACTTCTCGATCAAGGGCTTCCGCGAGAGCGCGTACCGCTTCTTCGGCAAGATCCGCGAAGCGAACGCCGAGGGCGGGCTGTCCCAGCTCCTCCGCGCCGGCATCCAGATGTCGGTCAACAGCGAGTACCAGGCTGTGGACACGAACTTCGAGGAGATCGTGAACTCCATATCCTCGAACAAGGCCATCGAGCTTTACGCGCCGCTGTTCCGCGCGGGCTTCCCGGCCGATACCGAGGAAGGCGACGAGCCGGTCCGCCTGGGCGCCAAGGGCGCGGACATCCAGATCCGCAACCGCAAGAAAGCGGCCATCTTCGAAGTCACCGAAGAGATGTGGGAAGACGACCAGACCAGCCAGATACAGGAGCAGGCCAACCAGATCGGGCAGAACGCGAAGATCCTCAAGGACTCGATCTGCTTCGTGCGCTGGCTCGGCAAGGCTGGCGTGGACGCCGGCGGCCGCAAGGTCTCCGCTTCCACCACCGGGGCGCAGGCCGGGGAGACCAACTGGCCTTTCGCGGTGAAGTTCGCCAACGGCGGCGGCCAGAACAGGCTGACTACGTACACGGCCTTCGCGTACAACGCACTGCTGGAAGCCCGGCAGCTCGCCCGCCAGATGAAGGACCCCAAGGGGAACAAGATGCTGGTCAACCCGAACGCCCTGATCGGCGGCTCGGCCCTGCAGGACATCTTCGAGGAACTGCTGACCTCCGATTACTACGCCTCGAACGCGAGCATGAAGCAGCCCACCGGCGCGAAGGCCGACACCGGCATCGGCACCGGCTTCGCCCGCAACATCATGAAGGGCAAGTACAACCCGGTCACATCGATATGGCTGCCCGACCTCGCCTGGGGCATCATGCAGGCCGGCAAGGGCCTCCGCCTGCAGCAGAGGAAGCCGCTGCGCGTGCAGCAGGAGAACCCCGCCTCCGGGCCCGCGTTCACCTGCAGCGTGTTCCGCTTCAAGATCGACGAGCGGTACGAAGTGGATTGGACAGAACCCCGGTTCGCGGTCCTCGGTTCCGACGGAACGATATAAACCAGCGACCCTGTGAATGAAAGGGGGGGAGGCTAACCCCTCCCCCCTTTTTTTAAAGGACCCCTATCATGAACATACCCCTCGTAACCGCGCTCGTGGAGTTTACCGCAACCGGCACCCGGGTTATATCCGACCTGCCCGCGCAGATGATCCCCACCAAGTTTTCCATTGAAGTCGTCGGCTACGATGCCGCCGGCGCCGTACTCGCGCCCACCTCCTGGGATATCCTGCTGCTCGGCAGCCTGACCGGGAAGGTCTACACCGAGAAGTCGAAGATACTGGAGCACGTCAACACGGCCCAGGGCAACGGCGACACCGTTTACAGCGCAGGCAGCTTCTTTCCGGCTCGATTCTACCAGGTAAAGTGCAAGGCACTCGTCCTGGGCGGCGCGGCGAAGATTGTGGTGATGGTCCTCGGGGTCAAGTAATGGCGAAAAGCTCCGCAACGATGCCGCCGGAATCAAGCGGCAGGGTCCTCTCGATAAGGACGGGTGACGAACCCGGCCTTGACTCTTTAGAGAGGGCGGAGCGCACGCAGGACCAGGCGGACATCTCGAAGCTGGAGCAGCGGCTGGCCGCGGCCCGCGCGGTGGACAAGATCGGCACGGTGGTCGGCTACGGCCCTTACGACACCGACCAGAGCCCCACGCAGGTCTTCGGCATGGCGGCGATCAACGCGCCCGACTGGCGCTTCTCGCGCTGGTACTTCCGGGACAATATGATCGTGGACCTGTTCCGCACGAAGCAGGCGTACAGCGAAGCGGACGTTAATGCCCGGCACCGCATGGCGAAGAAGCACGGCGTCAAGTACGCGGCCCTCGGCCCGAGCATGAGCTACCGGACGGATCTCCCTCAGCAGTTAGGACTATGAGCTATGGGCGCCACAAACTACGCAGCTTTAATCTCCGCCGCAAGGGGTGACTGCAACGACACAGCGAGCAGCAACCCTCACTTCGGCGAGACCCCTACCGGCATAAAGGACGGGGTGAATACCGTCTTCCGGCTCTCCAGCCCCAACCCTGTCTCCGCGACTATACACCTCACCCTGGCCGGCGCGGTGCGCCAGCAGACCGGCTTTACGCTGCTGGACGGCCCCAGCGGCTACGTGAACATTCCCACGGCCCCGGACAACACCGTTCAGCCTTTTTACTTCGACTATTTCT